AAACGCATCGCCGACGCATACGAAAAGTCGGGCGATATGCCGGACGCGACGAAGTCCGAATCGGCGATCTTCTGGGACGACGAACAGGCGCATCTAGAAGAAGTGCTGAAACGCTACTACGCGTCGATCGGCGAAGCGGCGTTCACCGCGGCGTCGGACATCATCGGCGATACGATCGGCTGGGACGTCACGAACCCGCGCATTCTGAATCTGCAAGACACGTTAGGAACGCGGATCAAACGCATTGCGGACCGGACGCGCCGCGACGTCATCAAAGAAATTACCGCCGGCACGCAGGAAGGCCAGTCGGTCCCGCAAATCGCGCAGCGCATTCGCGACCTGTTCGAACAGACCTACAAGAGTCGCGCCGACGCGGTCGCCAGGACGGAAACGCAGGTCGCCTACAACCGTTCGTCGGTTCTGGCGTATAGCGAATCGGGCGCCGTCAAGCGCGCGGAACTACTCGACAACCCGGACCACGACGAAGAATACGGCGCCGCGGACGGGCTGACGTGCGCCGAACGTGACACGCTGGTCGTCGACCTCGACGACGTCGATATTCACATTCTGGGCGAACACCCGAACGGGTCGCTAGTCGTGACGCCGATTCTGGAAACGCCGTTAGGGGAGAACGACGAATGAGCGAACGTCCGGACCTGCCGGTTCTCGATCAGGATCGCTGGGATATTCCGCTTGACGACGTCCTGGAAGATCTTCGTGACGACGCCGACGACGCCATCGACACGCTGGCGGACCACGAAACGCGTATCGCAGCAAATACCGGCGGACTGTCTGGTCTGTCTGCGACTGTGGGCGCGCATAGCGTAGACATCGCCGGCCATGCGGAACGCATCGGCATCCTGGAATCGGAAGTTCCATCAGCGGGGCCAAACGGCGCCGTATGGACTGGCACCGGGTCCGCCGCCTATTGGACCGACCGTGCGACCGGAGCGCGTGTCTACAATCCCGACACGACGGTTCATTTCGTCGGCGATATTCACGTCGGACTGACCGACACGCCGGCGCGTCACGACGCGGCATTCAAGGATTTTGCCGCCATCAACCCGCTAATTACGCACCGGGTCTATCTGGGTGACTTGCAGGACACGCCGGGCGACGCAGGACAGCGAACGACCATCGCGCAACGGCTTGCATCGGCTGGTCTGCGAAGCAACTATGATCTGGTCCTAGGGAATCACGATATATACGGCAGCGGAACCGCAAACATGCTGACGTACGGTTACGGCGCGCGGAACTGGATTCGCGACTTGCCGTTCGTGCGCCTCATTGGAATTACGCTGAATGCGCTCGGCTATACCGATGGCGCATGGATGACGTTCTATCCGGACGACCTGGCGTTTCTCGACGCGAGTCTGGGAAGTACCGAGCTGCCGTGCGTCATCTGCTTTCATGCGCCGCTTTATAACACGACGTCGATCGGTCCACTCCTCGCAACACATATCAACTTCCACGCGCGACCGGACGCCGACATTCGCGCGATTCTGAAAGCGCACGATAACGCGTATATGTGGGTTTCCGGACACACCCACACAACGACAGCCGATCCGAAGATATTCCAGTCGGAAGATCTCGGCGACGGTCGGTCGATCCTGACGCTCAACACGTCGGCTATCGCGTACGTCGGCGGTATGTCGACGCTGGGGAGTCCGCTCTATTCGCCACTGGTTACGTTCGATCCTGGCCGCGCGACCGTGCGCTGGCGCGACCACGCAAACGCGCAATTCGTCGCCGTCGGCGGCAAGATGGCGACCGACCTTCCACCCGTGCCGTCGGTCGCATCGGATCCGATCACGCTGGTCCTGTCGCCGGACGGGTCGACGGGACCATCCGGCGCAATCACACCGGCCGTTGCTGGCGGCATTTCGGCGGTCGCTGGAAAGATCGGCAATGCCTGGGACGTTCCGGCCGGCGGCGACGGAATTGTCGTTACCGGCGCAAGTACCTATATCTCCGGCACCGACGGCAGCGTCGTATTCTGGATCAACTTCGACGGGGCGCTGACTGTTTCGGCTATGGCATATTTCGGGAACGGCGGACCGACGTCGCTGTCGATCCAGCGCAACGGGACAGCGTTGCAAATCAACCACAGAGGGGCGAACAACATCGTTTCGTTGCTGGCGCTTCCATCGGCCAACCTAGCTGGTCCTGGCTGGCGTTGCATTTACGTCGGATGGTCAACGACCACCCTGGAAGCGTCGATCGACGCGTCGATTATAGCGGTCAATAGCGCGCTATCGGACACGACCGGCGCGATTTCCGGCGACATTCGGCTAGGACGCGGCTTCGCATCGGGGACGTCGATCGAAGGATTGTTCGGACCGCTCATTGCGAACAGCCGCCGGCTCACGCAAGAGGAAGTCACGCACATGTACTATCGCACCGCACCATGGGCGCGTGGAATGCTTGCGCCATGACGATAGTTCCTGGACGCGGATACGGACGCGGACGCTATGGCCGCTGGCGATACGGTCGGCTGCTGCCGAACTTCAAACCGGGAAACCCGGCGACCTCATGGCGCGCGAATCGAAAGTTCTTCGTGACGTGGAAGTAAGGCGATGCTGCTACTAACGATCGGCGACACATTCGCAAAGACCGCAGTTATCGCCGACGACACGGGCGCGCCGTTCGATCTGCTTGACTGTGAACTGTGGTTCACGGTCACGAAGCGATACGGCGCGCCAGATACCGACGCCATCGTCAAGCGGTCCTGGATCAGCGGCGGCGCGTCAGACGGAATCACGGTCGACGATCCGGCAACAGGCGAAGCCGTCGTCACGCTGTCGCCAGTGGAAACCGCGACACTCGAAAAGGCATCCTATCGTTACGATCTGCAATTGAAGGATCAGTCCGGCGATATTCACACGATCGACCGCGGCGTCCTGGTCGCGCAATGGTCGCCGACGACTCGCACCACCATCCCCTAGCAATCCGCTATACTGCCATCGTCGGTTGCTTCGTAAGTTTTGCGGGAAACGAACGGGCAACTAAGAACCGGCACGAAGGACCAGTCGTCTTGCATAGGCGCGGCTGGTCTTTTCGTTTCCGCCGTTCGCTGATACAATCCGCTGCAACCCATGACCGCCGGGAAGCTGTGCGCATAGACGCCGCGGTCGCTGGAAACGAAGCCAGCGACCGACGGCGTTTTCTCTTGCGCAAGGATCCCGAATGAAACGAACCGCATACGACGGCGTCCTGACGAAGTCCGACGCGCCGCTGGATTTCAAAGCGGATAGCGAACAGGGATTGATCGAAGGCTACGCGTCGAAATTCTGGGTCGTCGATTCGTACGGCGAAGTCACGGCGCCAGGCGCGTTTCAAAAGTCCATCAGCGAACGCGGACCCGCCGGCGCCGGCCGCATTCCGGTCCGCTACGAACACCAGCACACGATCGGCACGCACACCGATATGTCGGAAGACGCCGACGGGCTGGTCATCGAAGGCAAGATCAGCGACGACGGGCAGTATGGAACCGCCGTTCGTAGTCACCTGAAAGACGGCGTCAAATACGGGCTGTCGATCGGCTTCCGCGCGATCGGCTGGCGCAACGCGACCGAAGACGACCCGCTCGACTTCTCGACCGCGCCGTCCTATATCCAGAAATTCCCGCCGGAAGACATCATCGTTCTAACCGAAATCCGGCTGATGGAAAATTCGGTCGTCACCTTCCCGGCGGTCGATTCCGCAACCGTCGACAGTTACCGCAACGCTGCCGCCGTCACCGGCTGGCGCGATATGTCGGCGCTCATCGCCGCCGTGAAAGCCGGCGCCTTCACAACTGAGCAACTGGAAGAACTTCGGTCAGCGATCGAAGGCGCGCCGAACGCGGACAGACTGAGTCTCGCCGACGTTACACGCGCCGCCAATCACGACCGTTTCCGGTTCGACGCATACGACATTTTGATGGCGCGATTCATTGCGCAAGGGGTCCAGATATGAACCTGAAACAGCTTCGGGCAAAGTTCGCCGCGCTCGGTAAGGAACTGGCGCCGCTTTACGAAAAGGGCAAGGCCGGCACGCTCACCGATGACGAATCGGGCGAGTACGACCGTATCCTGTCGGAGATGAACGAAATCGGTCCGCAAATCCTCGAAATGGAACAGCGCCAGGCTGACGCGGAAGCCAATCTCGACATCATGAACGGCAAGACCGGCGCCGCAGGTCGCGAACTGATCGAAGCGCCGGCGTCGGCGGTCGCGGTTGCGGCCGGCATGTTCAGCGAACGGAAGTCGATCGGACGCCAGTTCATCGAATCAGAACAGTTCAAACGGTCCGCCGCGCGCGACTACAACATGAAGGGCGACAAGTTCGTCGTAACGGACCAGTCCATCATGTACGAAAAGGCGCTGGCCTATTCCGGCACGCCGTCGGCGTCGATGATTTTGGACCAGGTCTTGCCGGAGATTTACCGCGGAACCGAAAAGGTGTCCGCCGTCCGGCAAGTGCTCGGCTCGATGAACACCACGTCGAACGCCGTCACGGTTCTGCGCGAAAACGTGTTCACCAACAGCGCCGCCGAAGTCGCGGAAGCGACGACCGTATCCGGCGGCATGAAGCCGGAATCCGGGATCACCTTCACCGAAGAATCGTTCGCGGTTCGCACGGTTGCACACTGGGTTCCGATCACCCGCGACCTGTTGGAAGACCTTCCAATGATGGAAGGCTATATCGACGGGCGGCTGCGTGACGGGCTGGAACGCCGCGTCGATGCGCAACTCATCAACGGCGACGGCAACGCGCCGAATATCTCCGGTCTGCTCGACCAGTCCGGACTTACCGTCGCGGACAATGCCTACTTCGCGGCGAATCCGGTCCGCGATGCCGGCGAAGACAACGAACAGCCGAACCGCATTCGCCGCGCAAAACGGTTGGTTCAGACCGCCGGCCGCGCGCGACCGACGTTCATCCTGGCGAATCCGACCGACGTCGAAACCTGGGATACGCTGACCACCACCGACGGACAATATCTGTTCGGCGGTCCGCTGCTTTCCGGATCGGTCGGTCGTATGTGGGGTCTTCCCGTCTACGAAGACGAGAATATCGCCGCGAATACCGTCATCGTCGGCGACGGGTCCGCTGCCGCGGTCATCGACCGCAAACAGGCCGCGGTCTACACGACCGACAGCCATTCGGACTACTTCACCCGGAACATTCTGGTTCTGTTGGCGGAATGCCGCTTGACGCTTGCGGTCTTCCGACCGGCGGCGTTCTGCGTCGTGACGATGTCCTGATCTGAAACCTGATTCGCAATCCGCCGCCGGCGGTCCAGGTTGACCGCCGGCGCATCTGATGGAGTAGGACGAATGGCAATCAAAGGCAACAAGCGAACGAAGCTCCTCGCGACCGCGACGAAGACCGCGACCGCGACCTACGGTCCCTACGTCAACAAGGGCCGGACGCTTCGCATCACGATCAAAACCACGAATCCTGTGTCTTCGCCGTCCGTGACGCCGAAAATCCAGGCGGTCGATCCGACCGGCGGCGCGGTCGACGTGCTGACCGGAACCGCGATCACCGGCGCGGCGATTCAAATCCTCGAAGTCGGTCCGGACATCGCGGCCGCGGCGAATGCGAAGGCGCAAGCTGTCGCGCCGTCGCGCTTCAACATCGTGTTGACGCACGGCAACGCGAACGCGATCGACGTCGAAATGTGGATGGAAGAACTGTCCTAGTTCGACCATCCTGGGAGCTTTCCCGTGGGACTACTGAACACGTCAGACACATTCAACCTGAAAGGGGAACCCGTGGACACCAACGACGCTGCACAGACGACCGGCATTTATGAGTCGCCGGACGGTTCGCATCATTTCATCAAAGCCGGCAAGCCGGTCCCGGAAGACTGGAAGCTGCGCGAAGCAACGCCGCGGCTGAATGCGCGACCGGAAGTCGTGAACGCGCAGGAAGGCGCCAGCGTGGACGTCGACGAAAAGCCGAAGCGTGGCCGCAGCGGAAAGAAGACCGACCCGGACGCGATCGAAACGAAGGTCGATACCGTGCCGGACGACAAGACGGACGCCAACGGCGACCCGATCGAAGACTAAGAGGCGGTCATCGTGGGATACGCGGACCTCGACGCGGCGGCGTACGATCTGGGATTGTCGGTTGACAACCCGGACGACGCGCGCGAAATCGCGCGGCTGGCGCAACTGGACGACGCGGTATCGTCGCAGCTGGACGGAAAGATCGGACGGTCTTTCGGCGGTACAGCGACGGCGACCGCGCGCGTCATTGCGCTTCCGCCGCGTCGCGGGTTCGCCATCCTGTCGCTACCGTTCGCCGTTCGATCGGTGGAGTCGATCAGCATCGCCGGCGACGGCGCGGTCGACCTGACCGCTGACGACTACGTCCTGACGAATCCGGTGGAACGGACCGGCGACTATCACGCGATCGTACTTACCGGCGGCACCTGGCCGTCGCGCGAGTCGGGACGGTCGACGCTCACGATTACGGCGATCTGGTCGGACGCCAACACCGGCGACCCGGTTCCGGACGACGTCATCGAAGCGGCGACCTTCCTACTGGTCGAAGAATTCAAACTGCGGCGCAATGGCGGCGGCGACGGGCGCATCAGCGTCGGCGGCGACGACGAAGGGATCTTCCCGCGCAACCCGTGGAACTTCGAAACCGTGAAGTCGGTCATTCGGCGCTACGGCGCCGCGCGGTCCAGGGCGTCGTTCTGATGGAAATGCACGTCACCATGACCGGCGTCGACGCGTTGGTCCGGCGCTACAGCAACGCGCAACAGATCATCACGAAGTCGCTGACCGGCGCGGTTACGCGGTCCGTCATCTTCGGCGAAGGGATCGCAAAACGGATCGTCGCGCGCGATACCAGCAACCTCGCACGCTCGATCACGCACCGGGTCGAATCCGGCATCGGTCGCGTTCGCGGTATCTGGGGAACGGCGGTTTTCTACGGGCCGTATGTCGAAAAGGGCACGCGTCCGCACTTCCCGCCGGTCGCGGCGCTGGTCGGATGGGCGCGCCGGCACGGAGCGAACCCGTACGCTGTGGCGCGCGGGATCGCGCTCAACGGCACGCGCGCGCAACCGTTCATGAAACCGTCGTTCGAACAGACGAAGCCGAAGGCGATCCAGGACATTCGCAACGCGGCGCGCACGGCGTTCCGCCAGATTGCCGGGGGCTGACGTGAAACCGACGACCGCCGTCAAGCAAATAGCGAACTACGCCGCGGCCGGCGTGCCGGGTCTGCGCGCGAACTATCCCGCCGTCGTGCAGGTCAATCCGCCGCATCTGCTGTTGTTCTGGGACGAATCCGAACTGACCTACGCCGGACCAGGCGAACAGTATTGGCTGATGACGGTCTACGGTCAGTTGTTGGTCGGTGCGCTCGGCATTCCCGAAAAGGAAGTGTTGCGCGCCGAACAGGTCATCGGTCCGCTGGTCGACGTCTTCACGCCGGACGATCAGGGGTCCGCGGCATATCACCTGGAAGACCTGACCGACGACAGCGGCGGCGGACGGGTCGATTTCTGCCAGTTACGCCGCGCGAAGGCATCAGCCGAAATCACGGTCGGCGGAACGCAGCGGTTCTACGGCGCCGAACTCTGGTTCGCAATCAAACTACGCCGCATGGCGGGGAGTCAGTAAGCATGGAAGATCAGATCGTCTACCGATACGTCCCGCGCGACGGGCTGTTCATCATCGGCGTTCCGCAACAAGACTTGACGCTGGCGGACGTCATGCACATCGGGCCGGACCTGTTGGCACGCGCGACCGCAACCGGGCTGTACGTGCCGACGTCGGTCCCGGAACACGAAACGGCAGCGCAGCGCAAAGCGCGCGAGAAACAGGAAGCCGAAGCCGCTGCCGCGGCGGAAGCGGAACGACTGGCGGCGATCGAAGCCGCCGGCGCGAACGACGGCGAGTCGAACGCCGGCGACGATGATTCCGGCGACGCCGGCGAAGGGAACGACGCATGACAACGAACTGGAATCAGATTCCGAATTCGGTCGCGCTGAAACGCGCCTACGCCGGCACGGAAGCGCAAGCCGGCGTGCCGGTTGTGCCGACCGCGCGCTGGTACGGCGACCTGGTCCTGAATCCGAAACGGTCGATGTCCGACCGTGAGGAATACGCCGGGACGTATTTCGGCGACTACGTCGCGGTCTTTGGACCGTGGGAAGTCGACGGCACGTACGAACAGACGTTGACGTACGAAGACCTGACCATGCTATTGCGCTACGGTCTGACCGGCAGCGTCACCGGCGTATCGGACGGTAACGGCGCACCAGGCTATCTGTACTCGCACAAGCCGTCACCGGATACGGTCGACCTCGACGCCGCGACGATCGAATTCGGCAATCCGGGTATGCCGTGGATCGCGTCGTGCGTGTTCTTCGACGAATTCACGATCAAAGGCGACATCGACAACGCCGACGGCGCTTGGATCTGGTCGTCGAAGGTCAAGGCATGTACGCACGACCTGAAAACCGCGACCACCGGAGCCGCGACCGGAGGCACGACATCGACGGTCGTGAAGTCCGCCGCAGGATGGACGACGAACCAGTTTCAGGGCGGCTACGTCCGGATGCTGACCGGCACCGCCGGCAATATCGGACAGGTCCGCCGCGTGCTGTCGAACGACGCGACCACGCTCACCATCGCGGGATTGTTTCCAGCGGTTGTCGCCAGCGGCGATACCTTCGAAGTGTCGGCAATCTTCACGCCGTCAGTTCCGGACCGAAGCCGCGAAACCATCGACGCGCCGGGAACCGTGTTGTACATCGACCCTGGCACGATCGGCACGACGCAGCAACTAGGGCGGTTCATCAGTTTCGAAGTGACCTGGATGAACAACGCGAAACTGAAGCGGTTCATGGAAAACCGATTCAGCTATGCGCCGCGCATCGACCAGGGCAAGAAACGCGTACGCGGTCAGATTCGCATGGAATTCGACAACCGCGACCAGTACGACGCGTGGAAGGCTGGTCTGTCGCGGAAGATCCGGATCAAACAGACCGGGTCGCAGATCAACCTGTCGCCGGCGACGAACAAGTACGCGCAGATCGACATTCTGAACGCGCGCTGGTCGGAAATCACGGTCGACACGCGCGACAACAACATCACCTGCACATGGGGATTCAAAGGGCTAGTCGACACGACCGCACAGTCGCCGATCCAGATCGACGTCAAACACGCGGTCGCCGTGAATCCGTAGTCAATCGGGACGACGGAACGGGAGTTAGCAGACAGGACGGAACCAATGACGGGACGCAAGAAAACCGAACCGACAACCGACCAGGCGGACGCGATCGACGCGTCCGCCGACGTCGTTCACGGCATGACGAAGGCGGAAGCCATCGCCGACGGTCGCTATATCCCGGCGCGGCGCTCACGTATCGCGATTGCCGATCCGGAAACCTTCCCGCGGCTGACGCCGGAAGGCGACGACGTGCCGTTCTGGATCGAAATCGACGACGCGCTGACATTCCGGCAGATCGAACAACTGCCGGAAGACACGACCTGGCACAAGCAAATGCAAGCCATCGCGCCGTATGTCTACGACTGGAACGCGGTCGCGGAACTCGACGACGGGTCCGGTCGCTGGGAACCCGTGCCGCCGCCGGCGGTCGGCGGCTGGGAACAACTGTTGACGCAAACGCTGCATGTGACATCGTTCATTTTCGCGTGCCTCAAATACAACATTGATCTAAAACTCCCAAAAGGACTCAAGCCTACGAAGCCTATGGACTCTGGAGGGAACGAACCCGACGAAACCTAGTCGCCGGTCCGGAACCGGAACGACCGGCTGACCTCGATCTTATGCTCTGGTTCGACCTGTCACCGATGCGGCCGGCCGACTACTGGAACACCGAAGCGCGTTCGTGGATCGAAGCGCAAACACTACAGAACGCATACCAGCGGGGCGCACAACGGGCACGCGACGAAGCCTTAGCGATTCAACGGCTTGAACAGGACGACGACGAATGACCGATCGCATCAATGCCGAAATTACAGCGACGGACAACGCATCGCCGAAATTCAAACAGGTTGCGCAATCCGCGCAGCAAATGGACCAGGCGGTCGAAAAGTCGGCGTCGTCCGCGACCCGATTCAATGGCGCGGCGTTCGCGATGGGGGCCGCGCTGGGGTCGCTGTCGGGTCTAATGAGCGACGCGGCGCGTGCCAACGCCGAAGCGGAAGCCAGTCAGACGCGGCTACAAGCGTCGATCGAATCAACCGGACACTTTTACGAAGAATATGCGGACCAGTTGGAAGCCGCCGGCGAAGCCGCGTTGCAAATGGGCTTCGACGACGAAGACGCCGCCGACAGTATTTCGACGCTGACGCAGGTCACGCAGGACACCGGACAGGCGATTCAGGATCTATCGCTGGTGATGGACATCGCGCGCGCGCGACATATCGACCTGGCGGCGGCGACGAAGATCGTCGTAGCGGCAGAGAATGAGCGATACGGGCAACTGGCGCGACTCGGAATCATGATCGACGAAAACGCGACCCGTGAGGAAGCACTAGCGGCGCTACGGCAACGCTACAGCGGACAGGCGGCGGCGTACGCGCAGACCGAAGCCGCGGAAGTCGATCGACTGTCGAACGCGTACGAAAACGCGCTGGAAGCGGTCGGCGGCTACACCGGACAAGCGCAAACGCTCTTGATGATTCTTCCGGGTCTGTCCGCCGGCTTCGTCGGACTGTCGGCGGCGATCGGCGGCGCAACCGCGAAGCTCACCGGCGGCGCGGGACTGACGGCGGGGCTGGCGCGACTGGCGCCGATCCTCGCGGGTCCGGTCGGACTGGCGGCGCTATTCGCCGGCGTCGCGGTCGCGCTGGAAAAGACCGGGCAGAAACAGCAAGCGATCTTCGAAACATCGACCGCCGATCTGGACGACTACCGGAACGGTATCGACCAGTTACGGATCACGGTCGGCGAACTGGCGCGCGGCAACGATCAGGCGCTCACCGATATGGGGAATCAGGCCGGGACGATGGTCAGCCGGCTTGAATCCGATATGGCGCGCGTATCGCAGTTGTCAAATCTGATCGACCAGTCGGACGACAACACCGACCCGTCGGCGCTGCGCCAGTGGAAAGAAGAATTCGCCGACATCACCGAACAGTATCAACTGTTCGAATCGACGGTCAGCGGCGGCTACCAACCGCTGCAAAGCATCGCCGGCAATATCAATACGATCTTGCGGGATACCGGCGTCGGCGCGAAGGATGCGCAAGCCGACCTGCAAACGCTGATGGACGAAGTTCAGTCCGGCGCGATCACCTGGCCGCAATTCGCGACCGGCGTCGATATGGTTGTGTCCAGTCTGGACGCATACGACGCGATGGCCGGCGACGCGGCGCGCAGTACGGGCGAACTAACGAAGGGCATCGAAGCCGCCGCCGACGCCATGACCTACCAGCTCGGCGAAGCGACGGCGCTGGACGAATACTTCGCGGCTGAAATCGAAAAGGCTTCGGCTGCGCTGGAAGCGCAGTTCAACCTGACCGCCGCCGCTTACCGCGGAACCACCGACGCGCTGGAAGCCGGCTTCCGGACGGCGGTCGGCAATACCAACGCCATCGCGCAACAGTCGCAAGCGGTCGCGGACTGGGCCGAAAACCTGATCGCCGCGCAGGGCGCATGGAGCGAACTCGACAACCTGGTCGCCGAAGGGCGCATCACCGGCGAGTCGGGACAGTTCGGCGACCCTTCGCAGTACGCCGCCGCGCAACGCGCCTATAACAGCATCCTGGAAGACAACGCGGAGATTCAGCGCGATATTCTGGCGATCCAGGCGATGCAAGCGCCGACCATTGCCGCGATGGTGAACGAACAGCAGAAATACATCGAAGGGCTGCGCACCGGCACGGCGGAGGAACAAATGCGCGCGCTGGCGTACATGGACAGCGCGACCGCGTCGCAAGCGTTATCACTGGCGCAAGGCTACCTAGAGAATCAGGACGTCTTCGGACCGATGATCGAACAGGCGGCGGCGCTGAATCCCTATCTGGCGTTGATCCGCGACGAGG